ACAAAGTGCTTCTGGTGCAAATACTGCGCCCTTAGCATCTCCGTTTCCATCAACTGAAATCAGAGCTGACTGGTACACGTCGATTCCACCGATAGAACCTACAAAGCCGTTGCGCATTGCTTCGTTCTGAAGGTCGCCACCGTTGGGGTTAGCAAACGTGTTAGTCAGGTTGGCTGACAATTGATAAGCGTGGAATGGGTGGACAACTGCCGCCATTGCGCCTGTTACCTTGTTTGATCGAAGAGTAGCCGCCGCCTTGAACAAGTCAGCAACTGTAATCTCTTGACCAGCCGCACCCAATGAACCAGAGAAACCATCGAATAAAGCGATGATGTCTGAGTCCATTTTTTCAGCGATTGCATTACCCAAGACAGTACCAAGCTCTTGAGCAGGGTTTCCTGCACCCATTGCCGCGATGTCAGTAAGCAATACTTGCGCACCAACTTCACCGACAGTAACAGTGACGCTTGAGGTTGATACTGTGGTTGAAGACATATCAGTGCCTTCAGTCAGATCAGCCGCCGCGATTGATGGGTACTTAGGTACTTGAATCGTCTTACCAGCTACGTTTCCGATTTCGTAGTTAGTAATAAGCCCTTGGAGAAGGCTCGACTCGGCGGCCGTAAAACGAGCGGCCATGATTATATTAGCGAAAAGATCCGACAGATCTGTTGAAGTAGTAGCCGCCATGATAAATCTCCTTTGATTAGCGGTTTATTTATTTGCCAACCTCATTGCACGGTAGGCTTCTTTGCCACCGTTATTCCAGTTAGCTTCCATATCGACCGCCGACATAGGTTTCGACGTGGAACCACCTACCGCTGTCTGCGATCCTGCGCCACCTGATGACGCTTTCACGAAGTGCGGGTTCGAGGTCAAGAAGTCACCGACTAACTGGTCAACTGACAAAAGCTCGCCCTGTTCGTTATAGCGTGGCGTTCCGTTCGCATCGTAAACTTCTGCGGTGCCGTCTTCAGACAGCCGAACCGAACCACGTAACAACTGACTGACTTGCTCTGCCGATACTGCATTGTTTCGGCTTGCCGCTGACAGTAATGCCCCATCAACTAACTGCGTTTCGAGGCGTTGCTTGTAAGTCGATATTTCTTGATCTTTCTTCTCGACGGTCTGCCTCAGAATTGACTCGAACTCTCCGCGCTCTTTCTGCTTCTCGACTTCAGCTTCTTGCTGTCGTTGTAGAAGAGACTTAGCCTCATCGAGGTCGATACCATCTAGGCGCTTCTCATATTGTCGCTTAGTGCGAGCAACGCGATCCGCTACTATCCGGTCCAACTCATCTTGCGTAAACGTCTTTGAATCCTGAACTTGCGGTGTTTCCACTGCGGCTTCAGTTACCGCGTCTGCCATGATTTCATCGCTCATGTTACGAATCCTCTTTCGAGTGGGTTAAATTATATCAAATCAGCGCGATTTACGCTTTTTCTTCTTTTTGTCTTTCTTATGGTATGGCATACATGCCTCCTTAGAATACAGGTCTAAACCTGTGCCTACAGTTATAACCGCCTGCAACAACAAACGGGCTACCATCTCTTTTCCCAGGCCATTCGCCAGACCATGCCTCGCGTATCTCTTCGATGCTCATAGTCTTGCCAACATACTCTTCGCAATGTTGTCGGGTCTTTGAGTCATCAGGCCCGAAATACTTAAACTCTGTGGCTCCTGCCTCTAGTGACATATTGGTCGTGATTGTCCGGTCAAAGTCCATTAGACCGTCATTGAGTGCTACTTGTGCATAGCGTCCAAGGTCAGCGTCTACGCTCTGCTGTATCTGCTCGACAGCCTGAGCGAATGGTAAGCCGGTCAGCGTGTTCGCATACACCTGAGAAGCGACAGCCTCAACGAACTCCTCTCCTAGTGTCTCAAGACCACGGAAGGACAACTGCTGTAACTGTCGCACTACCGACTCATCAAGCCTTGCAAGTGCTGTGTAGTTGCCAAGCATCGCTTCTGCCTGTTGAGCCACCACAGCATAGTCACGGATCATGTCGTCAATCTCTGTGAGATACTCTTCCTGCACAAATTGACTGATCGTTGCGCGAGCGTTAACGGCCCACTCTAAATCGAACAAATCACCATCTCGTAACGGTGCACTGCCCATCAACTGCACGACACGCTGTGACAGTATGGCAAGCGCATTCTGCAATCTAAGCTCGTGCCTTTTGGCGCGGTCGATTACATCTCTGGCGTGGTCAGTATCAGCCGCCATTGGTTACCGTCTGCACTGGCTCTACTAACTGGTCACCACCGGCAACATCCTCAAGCCCGATCTTCTCGCGCACCTCGTTAGGCGTCACCATTCCACTGTCGATGTGGTACTTGTAAATCTGCGTCTCTTTGGTGAAGTCACCGACCGCTGTAGTAGCCTCTTCAATCTCCGCGTGTGCCTGTGCAAGCACTTGGTCATCAAGCACAAGGTCTGCGATCTGCTTATCAATCTCACGCAACAACGTAACTGACTTGACACCACTAGCACGGGTCTTCTGTAGAAACTCAAGCTCTGTCCCGTAGTCACGAATGTCAAACGAGTCAGGATAGCTGACCTCTACCTCATGCAGATTGTGACCCTGCCACCGACACCACAACTCCCACAACTGCTCTTCAGCCAGCTCTAGGATGTCGGCCTTCTCTGATAGCTTGGCGTTCAGCATCTGGAACTCAGTCTGCATAGCTACGCCTGACTGCGTCATTGCCTCTGTACCACGCACTGCGCCCATGTGGGCCATCCTATTGATCGAGTCGATCTTGTCCTCTATAGAGGCTCTGATGGCGTCTAGGTTAGCCCCTGACGGTTGCATCTGGTACGGCTTTAATCCTGCGTCGATGTCATCGCTTATGTTGATGACTGCACCGGCACCAGCAGTCGCGTCAGTGTCAAAGGTCTTAACAAGCGTCGGGTGGTTTGAGATGCGGATAAGCTGTTCGATTTCCGATAGCTCTTGGTAGATCGCTTGTTGCATATAGCTGATGTCAGAGATGTCGCTGATACCAATACCACGAACGATTGATCGGTTGGCCGGTATGTTGACCGCCGGTATTTTGCCGATAGGGTTGTCGATAGTCTCGACGATGGTCGCCTCGTCACCGTGGTAACGGATGAGCTGGATCTGCTCTTTGGTCCAGATGCGGAAATACGTTTCTGTCGTCGTGCCGTCGATGCGGTTTACTGACTCACGCACCTTCATGTAGGTCAGCTCATGGCGACCGCTTGGCATTCGCTCATACTTCCAGTCATAGACATTCTCTGGCGTTATCAGCGTGACGTATGGCCGTATCTCTTGATCTAACTCTTCTGCTCTAGTGCCTGCCGTGGACTGTGGCTTGTCCATAAAAATCCATACGTGACCGTACACGCTCGACCATATCTGAGCTTCACGCATGAAACTGTTGAAGTTCTGCCCGTCGAGGTTTGCGTCCTTGATGAACGCGATGAGGTCTGCACTGCCTTCCATCTGCTGAAAGTTGCGAGTAGGCGGCTGACGCCATAGGAACGACGAATAAACGTGGACCACGTTGCGGCAGTGGTTGTCCAAGGGAGTCAAAGCCAAGCGTCGCGAATATGCGTTCTTGTCTTCATTGAGGTAGCTGGTCAGGTATGAGCCATCGCGGTAGTCCTGACCCCCCATGTACGACCGGACATAGAACTCCCAGCGGTCCAGATTGTTTTCATAGTCGGGGTGCTGGTACTCAATATCTTCGTAATACATTTACGTCCACCTCTGCGGGGCTTGCGGCTTATTGGCCTTGCGTATGGGAAACAGATATTCAACGGCATAGCCCAGTGCGTCATTCATGTGATCGAAGCCGTCCTTCTCTGGCTGGCTGGTGCCTTCTTTGTAGGTGTGGCGTTCCAATGATTCGATCACCTTCTTGCACTTAGGGTCTACAAACAAGCGCCGCTGACCATCTTTAGACAGTAGACGCGAGTTTACGCTGTTTATCCTATCTCGTACCGCCGCGTGTGATGACCTTACTTTCACATCAAATCCCGCGTTTTGCAGAATGGACAAATCCGTTCTACCCCCTGCGCTCGTTTTCCGTTGACGCGAGGCAGGGTCAGGGTATATGACTATTGTACCATTTCCGTAGCGTGTGCGAATCTCTGCGACCATCTCATCGGTGTTTGAGCCAAACATAACAATCTCGTCGAATACGTGCAGTGTGTCGCCTCTGCGGGTCATCAGGACGGCAGACATCGGATCGAGGTTGAAGTCCATCCCGACATGAATGATAGCGTGTTCACCATCATGCCTGCTTACTGACTGCTCACGCTTGAATCCGTGATAAATAATGCCGCTGTATGACACGAACGCGGCTTCGTATTCTTGCTGAAATGTCCTTTCGTCAAGGTCTGATTTGGCGCTCGTAATCTCATCTGGCGGCACATTACCGCCTTCAATGGTCGTGTATTGGTATGACTGCCAGCCTTCATCTTGGTCTATTCCTTTGCCGTACAAGTCATAGAAGTGATTGCGGCCTTTGGGCGTACCTATAAACAAAGCGGAACCCTGCTCACCCCTGCCAGAAAGAGAAGGTCTTATAACTTCGTACCATGCCTCTGGCTTCATGTCGGCAAACTCATCAAGCACCACGAAGTCGATTGCTCGTCCGCGAAGGTTGTCGTGTTTCTCTGCGCCCTTGATCGAAATACTAGATCCGTTTTTCAGCGTAACAGTGAGCGACGTTTCGTTAGTCTTGGAAATATACTCGCGAGGGATTTGTTGTGTGAGCATGTCCCATGCTATATCGCGGCCAGCGCGAAACGTAGGGGCTATATACCATACATTTTGATTGGGCTTGGCTAGTGCGCGGCTGATTAGCTCTGCTGTGCTGAGAAAGGTCTTGCCGAAACGTCTACCCGCGACCACTACACGGAAGCGGGCAGGGCATACAAAGATGTCAGACTGTGGTGGAGTCAGTTGCATTAGTTAGCTGTATGACTACAGGTGGCAGATCAGTAACTTCGTTTTGCTCTTCTTTCATGTCTGGCAGGTACTTATTGAGCAATCTTATGCGTTGCTCGTTTGCAACTTTAAGCTGTTGAAGGCGCTTGTCGAAGTGCTCGTCAGACTCAGGGTCTAGCTGTTCGATTTTCTCAATGTTATCAAAGACGTAATCAAGCCGACCCCGCTCCGCTAAATAGCTTCTGAGTTCGTCCTGCCTAATCCCTCTTTCACGTTGCGCTCTAGTCTTGGCCATCGTCCATTGGTGACGGTATACCTGCGGCCCACAGTAGGCCATGCGTTTGCCCGTCTCTTACCTCTCCGCGTTTGATGTCTTGGTCTGACATGGGGTACGTCTCTACCGCGCCGTCATCGAATGCGACGAGATAGCTACCTTCATTTCTTGGCATACTGCCTTGCTCTACAGGATGCCAATCTATCGTTACGGTTTGCAACATATAGTGTCCCCCGCTCATATTATACCAATATATGCTAAAAAGATGCGGACAATAAATAACGCCTATTTAATATCCGGCATTTAACAGGCATAAAAAAGCCCGCACGAAGCGGGCAAGGGGTTTCTCACGCCCAAGGAAACTACGGAGATTACCAAGTTATTTCTAGTGGCGGCTGATCGTTATGAGTGTTCCGATGATCCTCCATGTTCTACCTCAGATGGATAGGGCGACCAAAATGACTTGCCGTACTTGTAATAAGCGCGTAAGTATTTGCGCATCGTCCTGTCGTGTACATCGAAGATTTGCGCGAGCGCCCATACCTCGACACCCTCGCTTTCCATCTGAGCCGCGTCACTTACCTGCTTATAAGTCAGCTTCACAATCTATGACCTTGTAATCGCAATGACCGTTGCGACCATTAAATCTGCTCATTGTTCAGCGAGACAAGTCTTTTCATAAATGCCTCGCCAGTCAGGATGCCCGTCTCTGCCATTTGTTTTTTTCCAAAGTTCGACGAATTCACAGTAAATGTCTTGCTGGCTGACGGCCTCTTCGTAATCACCCTGACCAGCTATCCCGAATGCTATCACCACTAACAGGAAAATCACCGCATATTTGATATTCGGATGTAAGTGCATCGCAGTACCCCTTCATTTTTGGATTGTTTCTTAGTTTTTTTAACGCTCTGATTTCAATCGTTCTGATTGTTTGACGGCTTACACCCATGACATCCGCGATTTCTTGATGTGTCATATGGTATGGAAAGTCGATAGCTCGTGACATTAATTTACCTCGTACGGGTCATGGGTGCTGGGATACTTCATAAGCCAAGTACCTTGAACCTTGTCGATATACTTAGTGCTCACGTCATGGCCTTTACACCAGCGCAAAGCACTCTCCAAAGAATTAAAAACGATTGTTGTCATGCTCACCCCTAAAAGAAAAGGCCGCTTATGCGACCTCCTCCCATTTAGCCTCTGCCTCTGCGTATGCCGCCTCGTAAGCCTTGCTACCGCGTCGGCCAGCGTTCTTGGCGATAATCTCAAGCATGATAGTTACACCACGACCTGATGGCTCGCGACCCTCACAAAGACCATTTGATACGTCTTTGGCAAAACCACCATACGCGTCACTAAGGCCGTCGATAAAATAACCATACTTTTCCCTGCTGACCATGCGGTTCTGCCGACACTCTTGTTCTGCACGTTGCTGTGCAACCTCTGCGTCAGTAAGGCCGCCATTACGCTCGCGCTCTGCCGCAAGCTTGGCCTGCAATTTAGCCTCACGAGCAAGGCGCTCCTGCTCACGCTTGGCTTCTGCACGCGCACGACTTAATTCGCGTTGACGCTTGCGCTCTGCGGCTTCTGCGTCCGACAAATTTAGGACATTGCCTACTTTGGCGATGCACGAGCTACCAACGCAATATTTGTTGCCTTTAGCGTCACGTAGGACGTAATGATGATCGATCGCTGTACCACAATGGTCGCAACCGAAATGACAAAACTTAGGTTTTGCCTGCATCTGCAAATTATAGGCACTTGGATTTTGCTCAAGCAATGAGCGTGAAGGCGCAGACCATACACCAATAAATTTGAAAGGCGCTTCGCCAAACTGAAAATTTTTATGCACACACTTAGTCATAGCCGATTCTCCCTTGGTAAAGGCCGCTTATGCGGCCAGTTGTGATTCGAGTGCTTGAAAAATATTGCGTCGATACTGAACTTCGATTTCTTGACGAGAAATTGACACAAATGCACCCACAGCCGCGTCACCAAACGCATATGCTTCGCCGCGATATTCGCTTTCCATTTCGTGCAACTGCTCTTGCGCATCCTCAAATGCAATTTCAGCTTTTGTTAAAGAGGCCCAAAAATCGTTGTTGTTTTTTTCCATGTCTCTATTCCCTTGGTTAGTGGCTGTGTCCCCAGCCGATGTAAGTAATCTACTACCCACAATTATCCTTTGCAAGCACTTTGTTATCTTTTTTTGATAATTATATGGGGGAGGGAAAGCGCGATGGTCTGGCGCAGTCAGATTACTTAACCGTAGTGGCGGGCAATCTCTGCGATGAAGTGGTCTTCGTTGGGATGGCGTGACAGGCGCTTGAGGTATTCTTCCTCACCGATGCCCTTGTCTCTGCCCAATCGAGCCAGTAGCTCTGCGGTCTTGTCAGTCACGACGATGTGGTGTCGCTCTGCAAAAAACTGTCTTTGGCTTTGTACACACATAACAACATCCTCCTGTTACGTTGTAATTATAGCAAAAGAGGGCAATCAGTTATAGGAAATGATTACATAGTCAGGGTCTTGCTCTTTGAGCTTGATCTGCTCGCGGTAGTGCTTGGCTATCTCGTCGCGCACCGCTTTGTTTTCTTTGAGGATTCCACGCGACTTCTCACGCAATATCTCCATGTGGCCTTCACCTAAATGCTGATTGCAGAAGTCAGTGAACATGACGGGCGACTCGGTGAATAAGCGGTGGCAGGTGTAACAGCCAGTCAACAAATTATCGAGGCTATACCTGACGACTTTATTTCTGCGGCCATATATGTGCATGGCCTGATTTGTCTCTGTGTTGCCACATCGCACACAAGCGCCGTCACGTAGCCTCACAGCTTTGCTACACCATATATCGGCGTTCGTTCGCTTTATTGCCATAGTAAGTCTCTTGGGTGAATTGTCGTTCGCGTAGTATTGCTCTTTCAGTGTGACCGCGCTCACACGACCAGCCTTCTAGCTTGCCGCCCTTAGCCGTAAACATCGGCACCATGTCTTTATGGCACTTAGTGCATACCATGATCTTCACGCATCTCTGACATAGGGGTGATGAGTGCCGCAAGCCAACTCTGAGTAAACGAGTCGATGTCTACATCTATAGTAATTCCTTCAGGACACATGACCTCGACATATACATCGGTCAAATCTTGGTTGCGGATGTTGCTTGTTGCTCCAATGATCGCCTCCACTCTGCAAACAACTGACCCGCCATCTGGTAACGGCATCGAGAGTATAGGGAGTGTAATCATAGTCGCGGCCTAATAGTGGTTCTGTGAACTTCTCCGTCTAGCTTATCGTATGTAATGACCTTTGCGCCACGCTGTGACATCCATCCTCCACGAGCCTCATAGCTTGACCTGCCGGTAAGTGATGGGTGCATTTCTGCAATAGCGCCGCCGTCTTCTATCACGCGCTCATGGTGGTAATGTCCCATGTGGATATAAACGCCAGCCGACGCTTTGCCCCACATCTCTCGAAAACGTGGCTCGCTTGCAAATAGCTTGTGCAGATTAGCAAGTTTCATCTTGTGGCCGTGGTGAAATCCCAGCATACAATTGCCATGCAGATAGGCGTAATACGGGAATGCGTTGTCTATGACCTCTACACGACTATTCTCAAACAAGTGCTTTATGTACTTGCGGAGCCATACGCTAGAGCTAATATCATGATTACCCTCTGCGACTACCACTACGACCCTCTCAAATCGCTTCAGCATCATTTTCACGGCTTCCCTAACTATCGACATAGATACGTCAACAATCTTTGTGTAACGCGTGTCCGCGTCCAAAACATGGCCGCCACCACTTGTGATTGGCTGTAGGTTAATGCCGTCAAAGTGTATGAAGTCACCTAAGATGTTCAGCAAGCCCGTCTTTGATTTAGGACAAGCCGCCAGCATATCGTGCATAGCGTTTAAAAAAATGTCTGCGGCTATCTTGGTGTCAAAATTGTCGCCTGTCTCCGCTTCCCAACACGCCGATCCAACGTGAAAGTCCGTTATGGTCAGCAGTGAAAGCAAGTTGTCATCTGATTGCTTTGGCGGCTTTGTCGGCTTGAAAGGCTTGACAAGTTCGAGGCTGTTTTCCATGCGCTCAACAAGTAGCTCAAGTTGTCGCTCTTTGTCCGACTGACTCTTAACCCACTGGCCGATGGGCTTCCCTTCGTCGTTGTAGTAGGTCGATACACCCTTTACTGTAAAGCCGTCCGGTACAGGGTGAGTATAGTCATGCTCTGGACTGTAACCCTGTGCGCTGGCTTTCTTTTGCACAGCCTTCAAATGGTCGCGAACAGTAGTCCTACTGATACCAAGGTCCATTCCTATTTCGCGGGCGCTCATGCCCTTGTCTACTCGGCTTGCTACTTCTCTCTGCCTTTCGGTTGTGCAAAACTGCAATAAGCTCATGCTTATCCCCCTGCGAGTTTGGCGTACTCCGAACTTTGAGGCTTAGTCAATTTGACACCCAGATCAATACACCATGCCTCTACTTGTTGCATGAAGTATAGCATTTCCCCCCGATCTAGCGTCGATGTGCGCCGAACCTGCGCTGGTATGTTCGTACTGCCGACCTCGATATCCTCTGTGCCGAGGAACTTGTACTTCACCATCAGCTTCATTTCTTCTTCTGTGCCAGTGAAGCCACCCT